CGTGCACGAGTATGGCTTGCCATATTGGTCGCTCCCGTGGTTTTGGACAAAGGTTCAACACTCCAGGTCCCTCCCCATACGCTGTAGAAGTATTAGGCTTCCCAAGCGATGAATTCGAGAGATCTTTCGTCAACGTCAGGTTAATTGAGAAAGACGTTCAGGCATTCGGAACAAACACATTAATTATCAACGATCCGTCTTTTCAATATGTGTGTGCTCAAGCATATCATGCTTTTAAAATTCCAACAATCCGTCCGATACATCTTAATGACATCTTCAAACGTGATATGGAAATAATGGCTAGTTCACCAGGTCTGCCGTGGATAAATATTGGCTACAAAAAGAAGCAAGACGTAGCTGACGATTTAGCCGCAACCAATTCGATTCGATGGTTTTGGCATCGTATTAAGGATGGCGAAGAAGTTAGCCCTCCTGATTGTGCTGCTTTTCTGCGAAGTCACCTCGTAGAATCTGGTAGTACCAAGGTTCGCGCAGTGTGGGGTTACCCTGCAACAATCACGTTTATGGAAGCTTGTTTCGCACTACCTCTAATTGAGAAGTACAAGGTATGCGATACACCGATTGCTTATGGCTATGATATGGCCACCGGCGGTGCAAAGAGACTTTGGACTGAACTTGGTCGGTATAAACACTATGGGTGTTTGGATTTTAAGAACTTTGATAAGACTGTGTCTCGTCAGTTGATTAAGATCGCTTTTGACATATTGTTACAAAATGTCGACCTAACGGCTTATGCTGGTAGTGGTGTCCCGGACGTCCGGCGGTTGTGTCGTGCTTGGTTTTTCCTTCGCGACTACTTTATTGAGACCCCAATTCGTCTATGTACGGGCCAACGCTATCGCAAGCGGGCTGGAGTTGCTAGTGGATCATTTTTCACGCAGCTCGTTGACAGTATTGTCAACTGGATACTGATATCATACAGTTTTATCCAATCCCACGGTGTTCCACCCTCCTTTTTAAAGGTGTTTGGTGATGACAGTGTGATCGGTCATCATATGCCGATCAAGGCCGGACAACTTTGTACCGCT